GGAATAACACAAGGAGAAGGAGTTGATAAGTTAGCAAAAAGAGTGAAACAAGTATTTAGTAGAGCTACTAAAACTAGAGCTTTGTTGATAGCAAGAACAGAGACTTCAAGAGCAGTAAATTATGCTACATTAGAAGCATACAAACAATCAGGAGTGGTTAAGGGAAAGCAATGGTTAACAGCATTTGATGAGAGAACCTGTGAAATGTGTAGCGCTATGAATGGAAAAATTATTGAGTTAGATAAAAACTTTTTCAATAAAAATGATGAATTTATGGGGACTAAATTTGATTATGATTCAGTTCCTCATCCACCTTTACATGTTAATTGTAGGTGTACAATAGTTCCTGTAATTGTACGTGGTTAAAGGTCGTAAACAGAAGAACTGATAACAAAATTCAAATTATCTAATATGGCAGAAGCTCAAAAAAAAGAAATAAAGGCATTTGTTGAAAAAACCAGTGATGGCAAACTGGTGGCTATTGCTTCTACTGAAACTAAAGATAGAATGGGAGATGTTATTAAAGCTTCTGGTTGGAAGCTTAATAACTACAAAAAGAATCCTGTTCTATTATTTGCTCATAAGTATAACGAACCTCCAATTGGGATTGCTAAGAATATCAGAATAGAAGAAAACAAGTTAGTTTTTGAACCAGTTTTTCATGGTATTACTCAGTTATCCAGAGAGATAAAAGAGATGTATACAAGTGAACCGCCTATTATGAGGGCATTTTCTGTTGGTTTTATTCCTTTAAAAACAGCAGAAAACAATCCACATATTATAGAGCAAGCAGAATTACTAGAGATTTCCGCAGTTCCAGTTCCTGCTAATGCTGAAGCATTAGTTTCTTTGGCAAAGAGTTATTCTCCTGAAGAAGAAATGAAAGTGAAAAGTTGGTTAGAGAAAGAAACAAAAACCTTAGACGATGTAATAGAAAAACCTTATCCAAATGAACATGCTTGTAGATTACAAGACCCTTCTAAATATGATAGATTTGCTAGAAAGAATTGTTTTGTAAAACATAACGGTAAATGTATTGATTTCATTTTTGGAATCAAAGGAAATAAAACTGAATTACAATCTATGAGATATCCAAAAGATGTTTGGAGTGAAGCAGAAGCCCGAAGTCATTGTAAGAGTAAAGGAGGAACTTTTGAACCTGCTTCAGAGAAAACATTAGATGAAGAAGTAGAGACAAAAGGCGTAATTCCTTATTCTGTTCATGGTGATGGACCAAAAGCTCCAATAGATACTCCTTGGAATGCGGCAGCGGAACTTAAAAAAGCAAGCGGTAATGCTGCAAGATTGAAAAAGATGCACACTTGGATTGATACTAGTGATGAAAAATTTGACCCAAGTGAGAGAAAATGGTATAAACTTCCTCATCACAAAGGAGATGGAACACAACCTGTGGTTTGGAGAGGAGTAGCAGCAGCAATGGCAGCTTTATTTGGAGCAAGGGGCGGTGTAGATATTCCTGATTCTGATAGAAAAGGAGTTTATAATCATTTAGCAAAACATTATAAACAATTTGATAAAGAGCCACCAGAGTTTAGAGAGTATAATGAAAATGAGTTGAAAGAAATATTTGGAGAGGTTATAGAAAAAACAGAAGCAGAGAAAGAACTGGAAGAATTAAAAAAAGAAATAACATCATTAAAAACAGGAAGAGTATTATCAGAAAAAAATAAAAAATTAATTCAAGACACTATTAGTGTACTAAAAGAAGCGGTCTCCATGCTACGGGAGTTATTAAGAGCTTCCGAACCTCCCGTAGAAGGGGGAGGTAGACCGAAAGGTCGCGGAGTGGTGGCACAGAAGCCTACGAAGAACGATAGAGCTTTAGTGCGGGCACTCCAAAAAATTGCTGGTATAACCAGTAAAACATTAAGTGAAACTAAAAAGAAAAATGACTGAAGAAACTGAAAAAGAAACTGTAGAAGAAACCACTGAAGAAACTACCGAAGAGGCTCCTGAAGAAACTACTGAAGAAACTCCTGAAGAAAAACCAGAAACTACTACTGAAGAACCAACTGAAGAGGAAATTGATAAAGTTGCTGAAAAGATTCTTAGTAGAATAGAAGCAAAGTTAAGTACTAAATCAATAGAAGAGAAAGTACAAAAAAGCGGTAGGAAAGACCTTCTTTCTAAGCTGTATTCTCCTTTTGACTTCAATAAAGATGTAGACGAGATGACAAAAGAAGAAAAGATTGTTTCTTTCTTTGGTGCTTTGTTAAGAAATGATGTAGTTGCTTTGAAAGCTTTGTCAGAAGGAGTAGCGGCAGATGGTGGATATCTTGTTCCTGATGAGTTTAAAGCAGAACTTATCAGGGACTTACCAGAGGCAACTATTATGAGAAAGTTAGTACGAGTGGTTCCAATGAAGAGAGACACGATGAAGATACCAAAACTTGGAAGCAAGCCCAAAGTTACTTGGACTGCCGAAAATGCTACTAAATCCACCACTACCGCTGACTTCTCAGAGGTCACTCTTACCGCTTACAAGGTAGCTGCGATAATGTACGCCTCCGAAGAATTGGTAGAAGATGCCACTGATTTTGATGTGGTGCAATTGATTATCAATCTCTTTGCAGAGGCTATCGCAGAGGAAGAAGATAGAGTGATAACCGCTGGAACTGGTTCTGGTCAACCTACAGGTCTCACTCAATGTAATATTGCGAGTGTTACTTGTTCTGGTAATCTTGATTTTGATGATATTATCAACTTGGTTTACGCTTTGCCTGTAAAGTATAGAAGAAATGCTGTTTTCTTGGCTCATAACACTAATATTCGTGAGCTAAGAAAGGTAAAAGATAGCAATAATAGATATATCTGGATGGAGTCTGTTGCTCCTGGTGAACCTGATACTATTCTTGGTTATCCAATTTATGAGAACAACTATCTACCCGAAAGCGAGATTTATTTTGGTAACTTCAAGTTAGGATATTGGTTAGGAGACAGGAAAAAGATTACAGTAACAGTTAGTAATATTGCTGGTGAGGCTTGGGAGAAAGACCAGATTGGTATCAGAATTGTTGAAAGAATTGCAGGAAATTGTGTGTTAGAGAACGCAATGAGGAAACTTACTAGCATTCCATAGTCGGATAGTTTGGTAGTTTCCTTCTTGGATAAAAGTGAATAAGTGAACCTCCCGCTTATCTCACTTTTATCCACCCTCTCAAATTCTATATGACCATATAGAAAGTATGCAAAAAATAATTTATATCAAAAATTACAAATCGCATAAAGCAGGAGATATAGAAGTTGTTGAGAATAATATAGCTCACGGGTTGATTGAGTTAGGCGTGGCTAAGCTTTGGACTGGAGAGAAGCCAAAAAAGAAGATATTTGTAGCACCAGAAGACAAGATGATGAGAGCTGAAACTAAAAAAATTAAAAAAACTAAAGGTCGATATAAAATTAAATAATTTAGGTGTTATGTCTAAAGGTGAATTAAAGGTTCCTCAACCTACAGTTTTAACTGGTGAAGAAGCGATAGAAGAAGCTTCTCGGGTAATTAGAGCCGAAAATGAGACTAAAAGAGGCATTAAAAGAGATAGAAAAGGCAGAATTATTAGGGACAAAAAATGGAAAAAAGAAAGAGTTGAGTATTTAAAAAACAAAAAGCAAGTTATAAAAGCTCGTATTGAGGTTGCGGAAGGTGAAAAAAAGAAAGATTTAGAAAATCGGCTTAAAACCATAGAAGCTGAAATCAAACAATTGGAAGAGGAACCAAAAACTAAGTAATTATGGCAAACGTAATCTATAATTCTTTCAAAAAGAAGATAATGGATGGTTCGATTGACTTGGATACAGATACAATAAAAGTTGCTCTAGTAACCTCTTCTTATTCGCCAGATAAGGATAATCACGATTTCTTTGATGATGTTCAGTCTTATGAGGTTTCAGGAGATGGTTATACTGCAGGAGGAGCAACTCTGAACAATAAGAGCGTTACTCAAGATAATACAAACGATAGAGGGGTGCTTGATGCTGATGATGTGACTTGGTCAAATTCTACGATAACAGCAAGAGGAGCAGTGTTGTATAAGGATACTGGTGACCCGTCAACTTCGCCATTGATTTGCTATTTTGATTTTGGAGAGGACAAGAGTTCAAGTGATGGAGATTTTACCATCCAGTGGAGTGCAGACGGAATTCTTTATATTGGCTAACCACCAATGAAAAAGTTTGAAAATAGGTGGTTGGCTTAACTTACTGGTGCTTTATGGTTAATGGCAAAAGTAGATGTAAAAAAACTAACCCCAGAGGTTAAGAAGAAATACAAGGTATATAATAATGCCCTTAGGTTAGATTTAATTAAAAATCCAGAAAAGGATAGAAAAGGAGAGCCGAAAGACGAGATAAATGTAATTATTGGTGATGATAAACAACCAGATAAGTTCTATCCACAGGTTAAAATATGTAGGTGGTCAAATGAGGTTAATCTTTCTTTTCGTTTGAAAGAAGATGATGAGGAAGAGCCTGTTATAGATTTTGACTACCATAAAGTTCTTTACAAAAAAAATAAAAGAGAGTGCCATTTTTATCATATTGA